GAAATAGCTGACCTCGACCGCGCGTTGTGGGTTCTGCAGCAACTGCCCGACCGATGGGTGGGTGAACAGGGCGCGCTGAATTGCCTTGGCGTGTTTCATCTGCGCCTGCGTGATCGGCTGGCGCTGGTCGTTCCCATTTTTCCAGGCGCTGATCACTTCGTCGGCGAATACCGCAGTTGGCAAAATCGTTTTGATACGCGCGGCCATATCCTCTTTGCTGCCGCTGACCGGCAACGGCGCCGGAATCGCGCGCTCTTTCTCGACAAACTCCGGATCGATGGTCGCCAACTGTTCCAGCAGTGCGTCGCGGCCGCCGGTGGTTTTCAACGGCGCCGGCAGGGTGGCGTTGTACTCTTTGATGCAGGCTTTCATCGCCGTGGGGGTGATTTTTGCGTCCTCTGGGATGCTCTGAAATTCCGGCGGCAGCAGCATGTAGAACTGGCCGATTTCGTCAGCGTTGCCGCCCAGCGCATACGGCGCTTGCAGGGTGGCGTTATGCTTCTCGATCACGGCGCGCAGCGTTTCGGCGTCGGTCTGTTTCGGCAGGGTGGCGTTGTGCTGTTCGATAAATGCGCGCATCGATGCTGTATCTGTGAATGCCCCCTCGGGGATCACAGGCTCAACGCTGAATTCCTCGTCCAGCTTTTCAGGTTCTAGCGCCAGCGCGTGAACCAACGAGCCGAACGTCAGCGCATCGGTGCGCTCGCGCTGTATGGTTTTGATAACGTGGCGGCCGTGGTAATACATCAGGCTGATCCGCGCGTCCTTTGCCATCGTGCTGCTGATGCCGTTGGCGCTGTGATAGACCTCGTTCGGAATATCCAGATAACGGCCGGGCTCGAAGTATGCAGGGGCTGCCGGTTCTTCCCGGCGCGGTGCGTTGACGACTGCCGCGGCAGGCTCGTTCTGTACTTCGGCTGGCGCCGCGGTATTTACGTTCTCACCTGACAACTCCGCCGTTTCGCCTGACACATCGGCCGTTTCCGTTGACGAATCCAGGAATTCGCGAACATCGTCGCCGGTTGTGGCGCCCGCGGCGTCGACCTTGGCCAGTGGTGATGCGGCGAACATTTCGGCCGGGTCATAGCTAAAGTGCCCGCCACCGATGCTGCGGAGTTCGCCGGGTTGCTGCCGCGCGACTTCCGTTTTTACGCCCTCATTTGAGGCGTCAACCCGCTCGGGCGCTGGGTTTTCCTGCTGACGCGCGCCGCTGCCGGCTCCGTCGGTGGCTGCGGCCATTTCCCGACATTTTCGCTCTGATTCCCGACGCGCTTCCTGCAGATAAAACTCAACGCGGGAATCGATGTAGGCAACGCGCGGATCCTTCTTATCCTGCCATTCCTCCAGAATGTCGAAGGTGAGGTGATGAACATCATCGGCAACCAGCTGGTTGAATGGATCGCACGGTTCGATCTCCTTGGCCAGCAGTCGAGCGATGGAGCCGTGCGAAACGTCTCCGATGGCAGTAATCAATTCTGCAACGTCGCGTTCATCCATAACACCAGTCGTTCCGGCCAGCGCCGCACGTATTTCAGCCCGAAGCCATGCGCGGCGCTCGGTCTCGAACTCGGCGACCACGTCATCTTTTTCACCCGGATTTGAGGCCGTTTGTTGCGCTTCGGCGCCAGTTTGTTGCACGCTTTCCGCGTTTTGTTGCGCAGGTTTACCGTCGACTTCGATCAGATTGGCGTTGATGTAGCTGCGCAGCGCACCGGGGGTAACGTGCAGGTTTTCTTCGGCCCCGCGGATTAGTGCAACAATCGCCTGTCGGGAGAACTGCAAAACGCCAGGCGTGGCGCTGAGCTGCTCATTCCACGCTTTCAGCGCCGCATCGTTGCGTTTTTTCATCTCGGTGACCGCGCGGATGATGGCGCCCGGCGGGTTTGAAATGTCGAAATCAGACGGATACAGCGCGCAGCCGATTACGGTTTCCAGCATCTGCAGAGAGTCGATCGGCGTGCCGGTTGCCGGTTCGGCGCCGTTTGTGAGGATTGCGCCGGATTCGGTGCGCAATGGCCCCTCAGGCGCGGTTTCGGCTGGTTTGGCGCCGCCGGCCGCTGAGGTTTGCCACTTCGTGATAACGCCCGCGCGCTGTTCTACCGTAGCGTCGAGGTATTCGGTGGCGAATTGGCACAGTTTGCCCAGCTCCGGCACCTTGCCGAACGGTGGCCAGATGGCTTTCATGCCCGAGATCGCAGTGATCGGCATTTCCGGGTAGGTGTGTGCGAACTGTTTAAGGCTGGTCAGCGCCAGAATGACGTTTTGCGGGTAGCGCTGCGCATCGTCCATCACCAGAGCTTTGGCCGCGGCCAATTGCTCGTCGTTCAGCTTCAGGCAGTTATTGCCGTAAAGCCACGCCGCGGCGATCACCGTGTGCTTGTCGAGGTTAGACGCGAAGTATTCACCTGCAGGTTTTTGCTGCTCCTGCACCACCTGCGGTTTTTCGGTGCTCCTGCCGTTTTCTGCTGCGCCTGCACCACCTGCAGGTTTTGTCATGTAGGGATACAGTTTCGGGAATGCCACGGACGGATCGAGCGTGTCGCGCGGCACACAGGTTTTGCTGGCGTCGCTTTCCAGCGCCCAGGTAAGCCAGAATGTTTCGCTGAATTCGCCCTCGACGGGCAGTTCGTCGACGACTGGAAAATCGATGCGTACCGGCGCGAAGTAGTCGGCTTTTGAATGGCCAGCTTCCATGAAGAGAAAATCACGTTTAGTCTCCGCGTGATCGTCAGACTTCGCCTCAAAGTACGTAAAAAGATGGTTTTTCCCAGACTTCTGTTTTGCCCTGTAAAGATAGGCTGCAACATTTTGCATTGTGTAGTTCTCCTAGGTTTAGGTACAATGCCAGCCGATCAGTGATCTGCCTCGGTTGGTCATTGGTTATGCTCCGGTTGCTGGGGGTGGTTCCCCGGTAACCCGTCGCCGGGACGTAAAGCCGGTAGACTGGCCCGCCTTGTGCGGGCCTTTTTACTTTCTAATCGCAGTAACTACGGTTGCAGTGTGGGCAGTAAATAACATGGGTGTTTTTTGCTTCGTCCAGCGAAATACCAGTTTCATACCCACGCAATCCGTGTTGCTGGTAAATATCTTTTTTGCAGCGAAAACAGATCCCATCATTTGGCGCGAAATGTGGAACGTGTTTATTGTTGCAATATTCCTTTTGAGCATTGCGTGCCGCGACAGGCGAGAATACTTTCGGTGTCATAGGTCATCACCGTAAGAAACCGTGAATCCTTGTTCCTCTAACCACTTCTGGACATAATCTTCACCAATAGCTTCAAGCAATTCTTCTTTATCGTATTCACCGATAATAGTTTTCGCATCGATCGCTTCGGTTAATTCAGCGCAGTAAAGCTCCACTTCCAAATCAGAGCGAAAGCCGGTTTTTACAATTGAGCCAATGCTTTCTACTTTCACGGTAATGTCGATAGCCATAAATATACTCTCCATTGAGTATCAGGTTGATATTGAAATGCGCCCTGCGAGTTGACGCCCCGGAAGGGAAACGCTTGACACATTTCAATAACTTAAAAAGCCCCGCCAGCGACGGCGGGGAAGACTACACGCGGCAATCAGTGGATGGCGATAACGTTGATGCTTACAGTACGGGCTGCCTCTTCTTGCGTAATGAGGTTAATTTCCAGTACGGGTTTGATGCGTTCAAAGCGACGGATGACGGCTTCTATCGCACACAACTCGCAATGGCGATACCCAATATCTTTGCCGTTATGAGTAATAGCCAATGGCCGTGGGTTTTGATGTTCATTTTCAGGCAGTGCGATATAACCGGCGGTTTCGCCATTCGAAAATACTTTTGCGACGTTATTGCTGATTTGTTCCAATTTGAAAATAACGGTCTTGCTCATTGGTCATACTCCGATTTTAGGTAATGGGGATCCGTGGCTTAATTAATAAGCCGAATAGAAATTAATTAGGTTGCCGGTTACGTTTCCAGCGTCGTATTACCTACCTCTACGGGCGGGAATATACGACCGTTCCCTGGTGTTGCATTTTCAGTGGGTTCCGGCGGGCTCGAAGTATGCCGGAATACTGCGAGTTTCAAACGGCGACTTAATCGCACGAAGATTACCGGCAGGTTCGAAGCGATAGACTTGGCGGTGGATATCGTAATGTGCCACCCAGGCCGCGCCGGTGCGCTTATTGCGGAAGCTGGTGGCCTTACCGCTGTGTGGAATTGCTGTGCTGATCATTGGTTATGCTCCTTTAAACAGTCCTGTGCTTATGCATTTACCATGAAATTACGAGCTCCAGTTTTCCCCGTGGCGGATACATAGGCGGCGTATTTGGGGTTTTCCATCCCTTTAAATGCTCCCGCCAACGGCTCAAGCAGGGAGTACATTAGCTCGGCAAAGTTGGCGCGTTGGTCTTCATTGAAAGTCACGTATTCAATCGCCATCTGTTGTTGTTTCACGAAGAAACTCAGGATTTCTTCGTGAATGGTATGCATGATTTCATCTACTGACATTTCGTTGGTAACGCGCGTTTTTACGTTTACGACGATAGCCGCCGCTAATTTTTTGAATTGTGCGATCTGCAGTGCTGCGTCTACGTTTGCCATCGTGTAATCCTCTGCTGCGTGGTTGGTCATTGGTTATGCTCGCCGTCTTCCCGGCTGCCCTCCGGTCTTTCCCGGTGTCAGAACTTTTGCCTATCGCGCCGTAGCTTTCGATGTGCAAATAATAGCAATGCTAATTTAAATGTAAAGATCAAATGCATTAAAAAATGCTGATAATGATTATCTCATTGTTTAAAAACGAAAAAGAAAGTGGATTTTAAGCGTAGGAAAAGGGCGCTACAGACATGTAGCACCTCAATATTCGGGACTGGGGGAGGTTTGGTTGATTATTTAATGCGGTTTTTAGAGGCTAAAATTTTCTCAAACGCCTCATTGTAAAGCTGATTCATACCACGGAGATTTTCGATGAGTTTACTCTGTTCAACTTCGGGCAAGATCTCGAACAGGTTTAATAGCTCTGCCTCTTTGTCATTGATTAGTCGCCATCCTTTTCCGTCAAACTCTTCGTCGTAGCTACCAGAAACACGAACGTAATCCATTGAATTTTTTAGTTCTGGTCGTATGTCTTCAGGTTTTACGCGTAATAATTCAGCAAACTTGATTACGGCGTCCGTGTTCAGTGGCGCTCTACCGTTTATGTAGTGACTCACCGATGCCTGGGTACTGAAACCCATCATGTCTGCGGCAATATCCTGCGTTAGCCGCAGCGCTGTTTTCTTCTCGTTCCAGATGTCCTTCAACCGCTGGGCTGCTAGGAGATCTTCAGGACTAAGTGGGGGTCTTTTGCTCATACCTCAATTCTATTGGTATCACTAATTTTTGATAAATGCGGTTGATCTTTTCTTTTTTATTAGCAATGATAATTGCGAATGTTAACTGTGACCACAAGGTATTCTTATGGACTTAAAAATCTACTTGAAACAAAACCGGATCCCCCAGCACAAATTTGCGGCCCTTGTGGGCACAACTCAGGGCTGGGTGAGTTTGGTAGCCAATGGAAAATATATTTTGACTGGTGAGACTGCAATCCAATGGGCAAAAGCTACAGATTGGACTGTTACACCCCATCACTTAAACCCAAAAGCTTACCCGAACCCTACTGACGGACTACCTCAAGAGAATGATGGTAGCACCGAGGCTGCTTAAGGATTGATGTATGAAAATCAAACATGGGCAGATGCGCGAAGCACTGCGCGGATGGGCTACTGAAACAACTCAGCGCACGGTCGCTGTGGAGATTACCCGCGCTTATTTCGATCTGCAGATGCAAGAGCCACACCTGGTACAAATCGAACGCTCTGACGGCAGCGTTGATGATGCTGCATGGCACAACAACAAACAGCAGCTTTTTCGCTGGCTTGATGGCGATAGTGCTTCTGCGCAGCAGAAAATTCAGCAGTTGCAGCCCGCGATTCTTGCTGCGCTGCCAGCGGAGCTGCGCGCCCGACTGGTTGCCGGTAATAGCATTGAATATCTGGCAATTCGTGCGCTGAAAGAACATCAAGAGGCGATAGCGGCGGCGTTGCTGCACGCGTCACCGGCAGATTTTGAAAGAGAGTGCGATGAAGCCGAACGCAGTTTGTACGAACTACGCCGCGCCTATTCAGCACTGCACTAACCGGAGCATAAACCAATGGCTAACTTTTCAAGAGAACAAGTTGAAACGCAAATCCGCGATCAATTGGTACGTGATGGACACCCTGCTGATGTGGCGCGTTCCGCCGCTGTGCAGGGTGCCAATCATTACCTAACCCGTCCAAACGCGACGATCGCCAGCAGTCTAGCTGTCGCAAAGACGTACGCAAAGCCGCTAAAGCGGGTGAAGGGCAAACCGGATCGCCCGCATGTACCAGGGCGCCGAATGGGGCGCCGCTGATTATGTCCTGGGATAAATTCTTCCGCTGCTATGTCGGTGACTGTGTGGATCTCATACAGAAAATGCCGGATAAGGCTTTCCACACCTGTGTTACGAGCCCGCCATATTACGCGTTACGTGACTATGGCGTTGAGGGGCAGATCGGTTTAGAGCCGACGCCGGCGGAATTTATCAAGCGCCTGGTTGATGTATTCCGCGAGGTTCGTCGCGTGCTGCGCGATGATGGCACGCTGTGGATCAACATGGGTGACAGCTACGCGGCCAGATTCAGTGGAAATAATGGCTATACAGATGGCCGGACAAACCGTAATGAGCGCCGCGCGGCTGGTGTGCCGGATGGGGCAAAACGGAAGGATATGCTCGGTATGCCGTGGCGTCTCGCTTTCGCCCTTCAAGACGATGGCTGGTATCTGCGGCAGGATATTGTCTGGCATAAAACAAACCCGATGCCTGAAAGCGTGCGCGACCGCTGCACAAAGGCGCACGAGTACATTTTTCTGCTTAGTAAGCAGCCCAAATATTACTTTGACCATGAAGCCATCAAAGAGCCGGTCACTGGCAATTCACACCCGCGCGGTAAAGGCGTGACGCCAAAGAGTAACGCCAATGCCTTCGGTAACCGCAATAACGCGTCATTCTCAGCGGCAGTTTCTGGCCTGGTGGAGCAGAGAAACCGGCGAACAGTGTGGTCAGTTCCAACGAGGCCATTCAAAGGCGCGCATTTCGCCACATTTCCGCCAGCGTTGATCGAGCCGTGCATTCTGGCCGGTAGTCCTGTCGGTGGCGCTGTTCTCGACCCGTTTGGTGGTAGCGGCACAACGGCTGGCGTCGCGGCGGCACATGGCCGTAAGGCGGTGCTGTGTGAGCTTAACCCTGAATATGCAGCGCTTGTGCCCATCAGGGTCAATGACATAGCCAAATCAATCACAGACACACGAAACACCAGGAACAGCTAATGGCGGCACTTCCGTACATGCAGTTTTATGTTGCCGATTACCTGGCAGACACCATGCATCTTTCAACGGAGGAACACGGCGCGTACTTGCTGCTGATATTCAATTACTGGCAGACCGGTAAGCCATTGCCAAAAAACAGGCTGGCGGGAATAGCGCGGCTTTCCAACGACCGTTGGACGGATGTTGAACGGTCGTTGAACGAGTTTTTTATCGACGATGGAAACGCATGGGTTCACCAGCGGATTGAGCGTGATTTGCTCTCTGTTAAAGGTGCTCAATCGCAGCGCAGTGAAGCAGGAAAAATATCTGCGCAGAAACGATTGGCGAAAAAAAACAAAGGAAATCAAAGTCAATCCAACGACCGTTCAACGGGCGTTGAACGAGATGGCAACGACCGTTCAACGAATATAGATACAGATACAGATAAAGAACTAAAAGATAAACACCTCTTGTCTGGAGCTGAAAAATCACAGCTCCAGACCAGTGACCCTGTGTTTATCACGTTGCCGTTGAACGACGGGACTGAATTCCCTGTTACCGAACCGATGCTGGTCGAATACGGGGAGCTGTACCCATCGGTCGATGTGGGGCAGGAGCTGCGCAACCAGCGGGGGTGGCTACTCAGCGAGCCCAGTAAACGCAAAACCAAGCGGGGGATCAAAAGATTCATAACTGGCTGGCTCTCCCGAGAACAAGACCGGGGGCCAAAAGCGAAAGTTTCAACAGGAGAAAATCATGCGGAATTTCGACCAAATCAGAACGATCAGCGCTCGTACTACGAGCAATTCACCGAATGGGAGCAGAAGCAGCCAGGAGCCGCCAGTCTGGGTTCTATGGGGGGTGATGTTCAAGATGTNGCTGGAATGTGAAGAATGGCAATCGACCCTCGGAGCTGTGGGAGGCACAGGTCAACTCGATGACGAGTGAACACCTCACGAGAGTTTGCGGTGCCATTACAGAGCGGTGGAAGGCTGGCAACCACTGGCCACCGGACTTTGCTGAATTCATGGTGCTGGTAGCTGAATGCACCGGTGGCGTACTTGGCCTGACAGTCGACGACGTTCTCGCAGAAAACAAGCGCTGGCGTAACGAGTTCTACCGGTACAGCAGCACGGAGGCTTTCCCATGGAAACATCCGGTATTGTACCAAATTTGCATCGTACTGAAACGAAAGGGGATTGATTTCAAGCTTACCGAAAAGGAATTGCGGGATCTGGCAGGAAAGGAACTGGCCTACTGGGAAAAACGGGCAGAAAGCGGCTTGCCGCCTCCGCCGATCCGCCGCCAACTTGCAGCACCAAAAGCACCACCCGGCCCCACACCGGCAGAACTTGCCTACGCGGAGTACAAGCGCAAAAAGAATCTGGGGTAACACAATGAACAACCATCTAAAAACCGGAGCAAACCCAATGACCAAGAGAATTGCAATCCATGATTTTGTCGATCTAATTATCGGCAAAAAACTTACCGCTCGTAAAATTATGAGCCTGATTACAAAACACCACCCTGGCTGCGAGCCGACGTTCGACAGTCTCCGCCGTCGGTTAATCCGCATGCAAAAATCGCCGTATGCATCACTGCAGGTATCCATCGAGGGCCGTGAAAAAAAATTCAAACTGGTGAGTGTCGACGCGCGTTTTTTTAAGTACTCAGAAAGCGCATCAGCCGCCATCAAAACTCGCGGTAAGCGACCCGGGGCTGCGCGGCCACCGCACTCGCCGGCAGAACTGAAATATTGCCACATGCACAAAATGTTTGACCAGGCGTTGAGAAGCGTGCGCGGGAGGGTTTCAACGTGTGGAGGTGGAGCGTGATTAGTTCCGAAGACAACAATCGCCCAAGCACTCTGAAGCCAGAGGGGCCGTTTGTCCTCATGACGTTCGAGGGGGACGATATTCTGACAGACGATCGCGGCATCGTGATGATGAATGGGAAGCCGAAATGGGTTGGTGTTGGCCGCCTGTATTTTGAGCGCGATCTGGGCGAGCACAAAGTCAAATACTGGACGCGAGAGATCACAGAAGCGTATTCGTTCAAAACGATAGACGAAGCGACGATTCAGCTTTGTAAGTTGAAGAATCCAGAATTAATCAGAGTGCGTAAGTTGGCGCAGGAGGCCCAGCATGGCTAAGCCAATCGTCAGATCTAGAACCGGCGCAAAGGTCACACTCACTCTTGAACTGACAAACCTCGGTTCATGGGGGCCAGATTGCAAAATTGACCAAGTATACAAGCAGGCATTGGACCAAGCCGTCGGTCGCTTGGGTAGGCTATTCCAAGGGCAATCGGATATACGGATTGTTGGCAGGCCAGTCGTTCAGGCCATAACGACAGAAGTTGAGGTGAAATCGTGAAAAACTCACTCGCTGACCTGGTTAATCACCAGTTCATGATGCTTGAAAGACTTGGCGATCTGTCACTGAAAGGGGAAGAGCTGGCGGAAGAAATAACTCGTGCCAAGGCTGTATCGGAAGTGGCTGGCACGATGATCCAGACCTACCGTGTCGCGTTGGATGCTCAGAAAGCTGTTTATGACGGCTACGCTGGGCGGGTGCCGAAAGTATTGGGGATCGAAGAATGAGAAAATTCACCGATATGCAGGTTTTATGGTTGAAAGAAAATTGCAGAGGTCTTTCATATCAGGAATTAACTGAAGCACTTAACTATAGGTTTAATTGCAGCCACACAAAATTATCGGTTAGAAATAAAATAGTCTCTATGCGTCTTGGTAAAACGATAAGGCTAGAGCGTCAGTACACGGAGGCGCAATTATCATTCCTGTATACCAATCGAGAACTCCCCTATGTTGAATTAACCCAATCGTTCAATAGAATGTTTGGCGAGAATAAAACCGAGGGTGCTATTCGAGTAACTATGCGAACTAACGGTTGGGGAAGGCATTGTAACCGCTCAATTCGGCAAGATAGGAAGATAGAAATAAAAGGTCGAAGGCTGCCATTAGATAATTACGTGTGGGAGTGCATAAATGGACCAATCCCCCTGGGGTATACCGTTGTACATTTGGATGATGATGTTGAAAATAACGACATTGATAACTTGAGGTTGGCACCAAGTTTCACGAGGTCTGCATTTTTGAGGGCCGGCGGAGGCACAGCACCTAAGGCATTAGCCCCTGCGTTATACGCCAAAACCATGTTGCAGAACGTTATCAGGAAGATCGAGAGAACAGGAGCGGTTAAGCCGGCAGTAAGGGAGAGGGGCTAATGGATTGGTTTACTTTGGCGATTGTCCTTGCGTTGGTGACGTTCTGCGGCGGTGTGTTGCTGTTCGCCTGGCTAATGTTGAAAGTGATTTCTGATTGATGGGTTGGAGCTCTTCATCCACCGAATGAATTTTATGGTAAAACCCGCAGATTTGCGGGTTTTTTGTTAATAATCAGACGAGTATAACAATAAACCATAGTTACTATGTGCTATCGATCGGTTTGAACGATCGAAGTGTCAGTATTGATCTATGCAGCCTATTAGACAAAGCCAATCCAGCGGCTTTACTGAAACATGTGAATCCTGAATTCCATGGTGTTTCGCCTCGACAAACATTCTAACTTATTGAGGTGAAATATGATTTCAAACAAACAGCTTCTTGAATTGCTCCCATTGAATGGCCGTGCGGTTATCGAAGTTAAAAGCGGAGACATAATTTCAATTGTTACTATTCCGGACGATCATTTGATCGCCTCACTCGATGTACTTCGCGAGTTGCTAGAGCGGGCTGGTTACGTTGTACATGAGCCGCTATAATGTTGGTGTTAGCTTGAACAACTAACGCCTATCGCGCCATCAGGGAGACCAGATGGCGCAGTTAATACAGTTAGTGAAATCCGCACCGACAATCCTGACCCCGGCGACGATCGAGGCCAGCGATTTCTTGCAACGTGTGAAACTCGGTGAATGGATACAGGCTGATTTTCGCCGTGTCCGTAACTATCAATACCACAAGCGTTTTTTCAAACTTCTGCAATTTGGCTTCGACTACTGGACACCAACCGGTGGCGCATTGACGCTCCCCGAACGCCAGCTTATCGACGGCTTTGTCGGGTACCTCGTTGAAATGTCAGGTCAGCAGCATGGTGAAGTTATCAGTGCCGTTGCCGATGAATACCTGCTTAAGGTCGGCCAGCTTCGCACCCAAGAAATCGCGCTACTCAAATCATTTGAGCCATATCGGGCCTGGGCAACCGTCGAAGCAGGGTATTTCTATGAAGTAGTGCTCCCAAATGGGCTACGCCAGCGCATCCCTCAATCAATTTCATTTGCAAAAATGGATGAGGATACATTTCAGAGCCTTTATAAAGCAGTGTTCAATGTGCTGTGGAATTTCATTTTATTTCGGAAATTTAATACACAAAGAGAAGCAGAAAACGTCGCAATGCAGTTGCTGGAGTTCGCATGAAAAAGGAAGATCGCGAACATCTCCAGCGTGTGGCTGAACTTGGCTGTGTCGTTTGTCGAAATCTCGGATATGGGGCTTCACCGGCAGAAATACATCATTTGCGAAAAGGGTGTGGGGTAGGACAGCGATCTTCACACAAGCGGGCTATCCCATTATGTCCCCCGCACCACCGGACTGGTGGCTATGGCGTCGCTATTCACGCTGGGCAGAAAATGTGGGAAGGCATTTACGGAACAGAAGAAAGTCTATTAGCGCAAATTGATTCCGAATTACGCGGGGAGTTTTTGGCATGAACGCACAGCAGCTTGAATATATCCGTATTAATTTACGTGCTGCGCTGGTGGATTTATCAGGCGGAACGAAAGGGCAGCTAGAGGCATTTGCTGAGCATCCACCGGCAGATAAAGAACGAAACCCACGAAAACCTGTACACGTCGTTGCACTGGATGATGGTCGGGGAGGTGTTCGGCAGATTAAAGCAGAAAACTCAGCTTTGTATGTGCTGGAAACTCGCAGCAGGCGCAGGCCATTACCACCGATCAATGAGTACGAATTTGCTGCAGCACCTTGGCGCAGGGCTGTAAATTTACTGTCTGCACATGAACAGGCATGGGTACGTTATTGTTATGGTCATAACCTGGATTTTAAACTTCAGACACTTATTTGCCAGCATGTATGGGAGTCCTACGATAAAGAGTTAGCGGGCGTTAAACTACAGAAACGGGTGAAGTTACGGCTGATCTCTTTGGTTTGGTTGGCGGTACAAGACGTTGCAGCGAAAAACAAGAATGAGGAATACCGAGAGTATGCCGCGACGGCACTGGCGAACTTATTGGCGATTAACCGTGATACTTGGTATCAATCTTATGCCGCTCCTTGGCGGGCCTTAAAATCGATAGCTACGAGTTTGGACGAAGAGGCTTTAGTGGCGGTGAAAGGAAAAGTTGTTATTGTCGACTCAGAGGAGTGATATTGCAAAACCCGACACTTTACGCTATATTTAAGCCTAATTTTGATATGTTGCCAAGATTATACAAACCCGCCATTGAGCGGGTTTTTTTATGGGTTGTTAACCTGTTGTTTGATTTTTACACGTCAAACTGACCTTCATATGAATTGTGGGGGGGATATGTCGAAAGGCTGGCGGGTGGCGTTAATAGTTGTGACTTTGGTGCTGGGGAGTGTACTGCTCATTAAAAGCGCTAATACAGTTTGTGGTCATGAATTCATGCATGTAAGTATTTGTGGATATATACCGGATGTTCAAAGATCGGGTGTTTGAGGTAAGTCTGGTTGCAGGTACAGATTGTAAAGAAATATCAATGGGTATTGTGTGGTTATCCTGACTGCTTTAGTATTCGCGCCTCGGCCCTTTAGCTCAGTTGGTTAGAGCGCGCGACTCATAATCGCTCGGTCGCTGGTTCAAGCCCAGCAAGGGCCACCAAACCGCCATTAGCTCAGCAGGAAGAGCAACGACCATTAAGTTGTAGGTACGGGGTTCGAGACCTCGATGGCGGACCAAAGCGGGCATCGTATAATGGCTATTACCTCAGCCTT